AGCAGGTTGGTAGAAGACGAAGAGATGACTACACTGATGGCGCTGTTCGTATTCCAATAAACTCAGCAAACCCATAGGAGATAAATTATGGCTATATCATCGGCAATTTGTACAAGTTTCAAACAAGAAATTTTAGTGGGTACACACAATTTTACAGCGTCAAGTGGTAATACTTTTAAAATAGCTTTATATACAAGTTCTGCTTCTTTGGGTGCTAGCACAACTGCTTATTCAACTTCAAACGAAATTTCAAACACATCAGGATCTGCATACACTGCAGGTGGTGCAACATTAACAAGCGTTACGCCAACAACTTCTGGAACAACAGCAATCTGTGATTTTGCTGATGTAAGTTACACAAGTGCTTCTTTCACAGCAAATGGTGCATTAATTTATAATGACACACAATCTGATAAAGCTGTTGCTGTTATTGCTTTTGGTGGTGACAAAACAGTATCTTCTGGAACTTTTACAATTCAATTTCCAACAGCAGACGCATCTAACGCTATTATCCGTATAGCATAAGGAGGACATCCTTATGTCATCTACCTGGGGATTTCAAACTTGGGGTTCTAACTCATGGAACTCTAATGTTGTTACTGTTTCTTTAACAGGTGTGTCTGCGACAGCATCAGTAGGCGATGAATCTGCTTTTAACGTAGAAGGTTGGGGTAGACAACAATGGGGTAATTCTGGTTGGGGTGTAGAATATTCTGTAGCACCATCGGGTCTTTCCGCTACAACCTCTTTAGGATCAGTAGTAGCTGCTCAATTCATAGTTCCAGATATCACAGGCATAGAGGCTACGGCTAGTTTAGGTAATTTAGCAATAAATACTGTTGTTGAAATAACAGGTGTCTCTGCAACAGTGTCATTAGGTGATGCAGAAGAATTTAATGAAACAGGTTGGGGTAGGCTAGGTTGGGGAAAAGCAGATTGGGGAGAGGGAGCTGATGAAACTGTATCTTTAACAGGAATTGAAGCGACTGCTTCTCTAGGTGCTCCTATTACTGAAGTTGCTTATTTGCTAGAAATGATTGGTTCAAACCACTCTATGACCTCTAGCGTTGGTAGTCTAACCGTTATACCAGAGGAAATTATAATTCCTACTGGAGTTTCTTCTAGTTTTGCAACACCAACTTTGTCTTATGTTGGAACTTTAGTTGGTTGGGGTAGAGATGCTTGGGGAGATAATTCTTGGGGTGAATCTCCTAATCAAGTTATTACTTTAGTAGGAAGAGATGCAACAACAAGTGTTGGATCTCCTACTTTAGAATTTGCATATGAATTAGATGGTCAAGAAGCAACATCAAGTATTGGAAGTCCTAGTATATTATTAAGTCCAACTGTTAGTATTGATGGACAATCTTCTACTGTAAGTCAAGGAACTTTAGGATTAGAATTTGGTCCAGCTTCAATATCGGGAGTTGAAGCAACAGGTTCTGTAGGAACTTTAGGGTTAGAATTTGGTCCAGCTTCAATCACTGGTGTTTCTGCAACAACATCGGTTGGAAGTATTGAAATAGGATCTATTGAATTAATTAATGTTACAGGTGTTTCCTCAACGTCTGCTGTAGGATCTTTAACAACTGAAATAGGAGTTTCTTTAACAGGTGTTTCTTCAACGTCTGCTGTAGGGTCTTTTACCATTGCAGATGTGGTTCAAGGCTTAACGTTAGATCAAATTACAGCTTCTGTAGGAACCACGGGAATTAAAGCTTATACAAACATTGACACTGGATCAAATACAAGTTATGGTAATGTATCGACAGGGTCAAACGATACGTATTCTGATGTTACAACTGGGTCAAATACCTCACACAGTGATGTTGCAACAGGGTCAAATATTTCGTATTCTAATGTTGCAACAGGGTCAAATATAACATATAGTGACGTCGCATAGGAGAAAATAATTATGGCATCAAGTTATTCATCTGATTTAAAATTAGAACTGATGGCTACTGGTGAAAACGCCGGTACTTGGGGAACAAAAACAAATACAAATTTAAACCTAGTGCAACAAGCAGTTGCAGGTTATGAAGAAATAAGTGCAGCATCAGCCGATGTTACTCTTGCTATGTCTGATGCAACAATTTCAAATGCAAGAAATGCTACAATAAAATTAACTGGAACTTTAGCTGCTAATAGAACAGTTACATGTCCAGATAGCATTGAAAAAGTTTACAATATTATAGATGGAACTGACCACGCAGGTTATACTTTAACTTTTAAAACTGCTTCTGGTTCGGGAGTTCTTTTATGTGAAGGAAACTGTTATGTTCTTTATGCAGATGGAACAAATGTTGTAAAAGCAAATGAATACAGAAAATGGAGAACCGTAAGTGCTGCAGAAACAGTGCAAGCAGGTGCAAAATTATTTGTAGAAACAAATGGTGGAGCTGTAACAATTACACTACCTGCATCACCTGCAATTGGTGATGAAGTGCATTTTGTAGATTCAAGATATACATTTGATAGTAACGCGTTGACTGTTGGTAGAAACAGTTCTAAAATAGCAAACACAAGTGCTGACTTAGTAGTTAATACTGAGGGTGCAGCATTTGGATTAGTTTATTCTGGTTCAAACGTAGGATGGACTTACACGGAGAAATAATATGGCAAATTACGAAGCAACTAAATATAATTTTTCAGGATCAGACCTTACAGGTATCGAAGGAATTCCTACAGCAACTATTGTGCCGTGGTCTTCTGCTTCAGTGCCAACAGGTTTCTTAGAGTGTAATGGTGCAGCAGTTTCAAGGTCTACTTACTCTGATTTGTTTGGAGTTATAAGTACAACTTACGGAGCTGGAGATGGGTCATCTACTTTTAATGTACCTGATTTACAAGATAAAGTAGCAGTAAGTAAATCAAATAATAAAAATTTAGCTTCAACTGGTGGAGCAAACACAGTTCAATCAACTGGAAATATTGGTGGTGCAACAGCAAACGCCTCTATATCTACAGCACAATTAGCTAGTCACTCTCACCCACAAGGAGCAGCAGTTGGTCCTAGATCACCTTCAGCACCTCCAGGAAACCCTATTAAAGCATCTCCAGGATCAGAAACAGGAAATACTGGATCAGGTGATGCACACCAACACAATTTAAGTGCTAATTTTACTGGAGACTCAACTTCAGTTTTACAACCGTATTTAACTGTAGTATACATTATTAAAACATAGGAGAAAAAATGGCATCTAGAGGAACATGGTCAGTAGTATTTGATGACAAAACGGTCGTAAAAAAAACAGACGATTTTGCTAATAATCCTACAGGTTATAAAATAGACGATGACGCTTTTTGGAATCAATCAAAATTTAATAACATTTGGGCTATTCAATATCAAACAAGTGTTACTTCTGATGAAGTAGAGTACAGAGATGAAACACCTCACTCAAGTTATGCTGATGCTAATTTAGGGGACTTTCAAGAATTTATTAATAGATTTGATGCTGCCCATCTTGCAGAGTTACAATCTCTATGGGATCAAGATGTAATTATTACTACAGACAGTGAAGGAAATGACATTTCTGAAAGTGAATCAGATCAAATTGCAAGAAAAGGTGCACGACCTACATCTTACTCATCATAATTTTTTAAACTGAGCTATAATAGAAAATCTTTTTGACTTATCATCCGATGACCAATTCATTGGAGTATGCCAATTACTAGAGTCAAATATAATACCTCTGTTTTGAAAAAAACCTATATGTGTGTTTAATTCGTATGATTTTGTCTTTTCATTGTGCACATAAAATCCTGTGCCTTTGTGTAAATTAGTATTACCCTTTATATAAATAATAACTTGATAATCACATTGACCATCACCTTTATCATGATGAGGAAGAGGTTCCACAGTAGCTAACATAGTATAAGAACAAAGAACACACTTTAATTTTTTATTTATTTTTTCTTCACATTTTTTTGTAATGTATTTTTTAATTTTATCTTCTGCAGGACAAGAGTACCATATATGACTACTACCCTCTTGATAATTACCTTTAGCCGAATAAGTCAATCTATCTATTTTAAGATAAACTTCATCAAATATATTTTTTTCTAAAAAATTATCTTTAATAGATATATCAAAATAACTCATTATCTAAGCATCATCCAAGATGTTAAAATATATTTTTCACCCGACAAGGGAGGATTTCCTCTGTGAACGTACGGAAAACCAGCAGGCCAAATAACTATTCTACCTGTCTTTGGTTTTACTCTTTTTGAAAAATGTAAGAATTCAGTTTCTCCACCTTCTTTTACATCATTTAAATATATTGAAAAAACAAATGCTCTAGCTTCATTTCCATAACCTTGACCGTGTTCAATGTGCCATACATGATACCCCTCGGTCGGTAAAGTTTTTTGTATTTTTAATGTGGTAAAATGAAAAGGAACTCCGTAAGCATCATCAGCTCCTACATTTTTAATATAGTGATTCCATGCTATATCAAAGTTAAACATCATGGTTTTTAAGTCTTGCCACCAAACATCAATATTGTCTCCATTAGCAAAATATTGTTGATCTTGTTTTTTTAAAATAGAAGCGTTTTCTCCACCTATTCTATTGACTGTCTTGTTAAACTTATTTTGATTTTCATAAAGTTTAATAGCTTTTTGACATTCTTGCTCTGTAATATAGTTATCGTATACTCCTACAAAATTAGTTATGTTTACTGTCTTTTCCATTTATTTCTTTTTTATTAATTTATTAATATCAGGCAACCATGAATATTTCAAGGTTGAGTTTTCCATCATAAATTTAAGATCAAACAAATTTTCAACCAACACCTGTCCAGAAAAATTTAAACTGGTATTTAAAAGAATATCTCCTGACGCTTTTAGTAATTTATAATAATTTTTATTTTGATTAATATTAACAGTTTGTATTCTACTACTACCATCAATTGCAGAAACATTTTTTAAAAAACTTTTAGATTTAAATGCGTAAAGCATATATGGAGAGTTAAAATTTTTATCTATATCAAAATATTCAAAAGCCTTTTCTTCAATAACGCTTGGCGAAAATGGTCTGTACCATTCTCTTTTTTTAATATCATTAATTTTTTCTACAGCATTTTTATTATCTGGATTAATTAAAAGTGATCTATTTCCTAAACCTCTTTGTCCTTGTTCAGATTTACCTTGAAACAAAGCAACAGGATTATCTTTTAAAATTTTAGAAACTTTGTTTTCATCACTATCGACAATTTCATAATCTTTAAATATAGATAAATAATCATAGTCTGGTTTTGGTCCAAGATAAACATTATTTAATTTTTGTAACTCTCCTTTTAAGTAATAATTTAAAAGTCCCAATGAAGTTCCTGAATCAATACAAATAGGATCTATTTTAAAATTTTTATATTTTAAAAAGTAAGAGTTAGCTAAAATATTTTGAGCCACTCCTCCAGAATAATTTACGTTTTCAATAGGCATGCTATTAATAATTTTTTTCTCTATTTCTTTTTGAAAAGAAAATAAATAATCTTGAGATTGTTTATCATTTTTATTTGAAGTTAAGTTTATTTTTTTATTTATCTCTATAGTTTTAGTGCCGTATTGTGACAAAGCCATTGTTTTTCCACATTGACTAAAAGCATATTTATAAGTTGTGTTTAAAAGATTAGCTGTAACTAAACCATATTCTCCACCAATACACTCATATGTTTGATTTTTTATTTTAAAATTTTCATCAAATATAGATTCTCTTTCGTGTTTACCTAATTCTTTTTTATACGATCCCGCTCCATCTATAATCACGTAGTTTTTATTTGAACCTAAAGTAGCTTTGCTGCAATATGCATGAAACAAATGATGTTGTCTATTTTGATGATTATCAAAAGATATTATTTCAGAGTCCTTGTTGATTAAATTAAAATTTTTAAACAAAATTTTAAAATATTCTTTGTCTATAGAGTTTTCAAAATCATAAAGATCAGTTAGTAATATTTTATCAAATTTTATTTTTAAAGAATGTAAGTAATACAAAAAACTTCCAGAAAAATCTGGAGAATGTTTTATTCTATTAAATCTATCAAGTTGACAGTGAACTAATAATTCTTTATTTTTAGAAATTGAAAAAGCACCATCGTGTCCTAAATGAATTGATAATATATACATAGTTATCTCATAAATATTTGAACAGATATTCTAGGCATTACGTCTGTTACCACTGGCACCACTTTATGTTGAATAGGTGATCTAACAATTAGCAAAGAGTTTCCTACAATAGGAATATATCCTGACCCCTCTTCATGAGAAAACATAAGTTCTCCTCCCCATTGTCTATTCCATCTTTTATTTACATAATAAGTAATGCCATACTTCCAGTTATTATCATCATGCCAATTAATACCTGCTCCTTTTTTCATATAATGAATTACAAAATTATTTTTTTTAACATCATCTGGTTTAAAAAAAGGATTGTGTTTCACTAAAGTTAAAAGCTTTTGAAAAGGTTTATAAGTCAAAGGTTTGTTTAACATTATATCGCTTTTTAAAGGTGGCTGTATATTCTCATACAAAAACTTGTGCCAATCGTTTTCAGTAGAATGTAACTTTATTTTATTTCTATCTTTAATTATGGAGTCATGAATAGTTTTATATGTGTTGTAATCTAAAAAATTATTTATCCACCATATTTTACCTGGGATATGTAAACGTAAATTCATTATATTTTACCGCATTGATCATAAGCATGATCTTTGTTGGGACCTATTTGATTAACGTAATGTAGAAAAACTTGAGCCATTCCATCACCTTTGTATACACCTGGTCTTCCGTGTTCTTGGTCACAGCCTGCATATAAAACAGCATCCCCTTCTTTTAATTCAAAAGACACTCCTTCAATAACAATAGGCCAATCATCATATTTTCTTATACAAGCAGTTACAGACACTTCGCAAGCTGGTCTATCAACATGTTTTGCTAATGTTGCACCAAACACATAGTATCTCCAATATGCGTAAGTAGGATAAAGTTTTAATTTGGATTCTAATTCTACCTTAGATAACTTTGAATATAATATAGAATTCATTAAAGGGTCATTATACCAAGCTGGAGAAAAGGATTGATCATCTAATTGATAGTCTTTATTTTGATCTAACTTATTGTAACAATATCTTGAAAAAATATCTAATTCTTTCTGTGTAAAAAAGTTTTTAATTAATTTAAAATTTACTGCAGCCATGCAACTATACTATACCTTGTTCCTTTCGTAATAGGTTCAATGCTGTGTGGATACATAAAATTGCTTGGAAAAAAAACAACAGAACCCTCACTGAGTTTATATCTTTTTATTTCTTTTTCATGTTGATCTGTAAATATTAAGTCACCTCCTTCATAAGTATTATTTAAATTTATAATAATACTTAAATGTCTAGGAGAAATTGTAAAATGATCAGTGTGAACTTCATATTTACCTCCAGGTGAATATTTTAGTAAATCAATTTGATTGATCTTAATGCTTTTCATTTTTGGAAACTTAGCCTTGTAAAGAGCATATACTCTTTCAACTTCTTTTTTAATAACATTCCAATAAAATAAATTAGTAGGAGTTGTGAAATTTAAATGATAACCATTTACATTTCTTACATTTTGATCAACACCTCCAGCATTAATTTGAAGTTTGTCTTTTGATTTTTTATCTATTAAAGCAATTAACTTTTTTATAAGAGTTTTATTAACTGCATTTTTTAATTCTATTATAGCTTCTGTATGTTCCATTATTTTTTAATATCTTCTATTTTTATATTACCTGCAATGGTTATATTGTCTGAATTTGGTTTGACCCAGTGTTCTAAGTAAGACGGAAATACAATCACATTATCTTTATTTAATTTAGGTTCATATTGTTTTTCAAAAAATTGATTATCAATAGTTTCTAATAAATTTTTAAAAGGTGAGTTAAATACAGTATGAGATTTATTTGTTTTGTAATATACGATAAAAGAAAAGTCACTAGGGTGTACATGAGATCCTTGATAATCTTTATCTTCATATTTATTTATCCAAAGTCCAGATATTTTAAACACAAAATTTTTACAATAAGGTTTTAATAAATGAGATAATATTGTGGTTAGTTCAATATTTAAATAATTCATTGAATCTTTATCAAGAAGTGTTTCTGTATTTATAGATGTTTTAACATCTGACTCAAAAGTTTTTTTAAATTTATTAGCAACTATATTTAATTTAGATAAGTCTATTTTTTTAGTAGCTAGCAATGTTGAAAACAAACTATTTATATTAATTTTATTATTCATGTAGAAAACAATTTATTGAATATCTAACACCTTTTGTTATTGGCTCAGTGCCGTGAATCCAGATTGGTTCTGCAGGAAACAACATCGCGTCTCCTGTTTTAAATGATACTTTTTCTTGACCATTAAAAAATCTAAACTCTCCTCCTTCATAATCTTCATTTAGATTTAAGGTACAAGATGCTCTTATTGATCCTTCAACATCTGTATGATCTCCAATAAACTGTCCTTTGTCATATTTTAATATTCTAAGATTAGATGTTTTTTTTATTAAAAGTTCATCAAATGTAGGACATATATTTTTTTGTATATGTAAAACATAATTAGCAATCATTATTGAAACATAGGTTCTTGCTACATCAAAAGGTTTTTTAAACTTGTTATCTAACACACTAAGTTTAGATAAATTCATACAAAGAAAATTATCATCTATTCTTTTTTTATATTTATATTTGTAACTACCTTCAGGCAAAGATTCATGTTTATTGTCTTCATAAAATTTTATTAGATATTCACACGTATCTTTTGGAACTAATCCGTTAATTTGAAATTTTAAATCTGTTATTTTATTAGTAAATGACATCTACATTCTTTCTAAAATAATCGCCTGTATACATTTTTTTTATTTCAGGAAAATAAATATAATCAAGAGGCTGTTGTAATTTATTATTTTTAAATATAATTTCAAGATCTTTTATTTCGTTAACTAAAGGTTGCCCTGCTAAATTTAAAGAAGTGTTGACTAAAATAGGGACACCTGTTAATTTATAAAATTCTTTTATTAGGTTATAGTAATGAAAGTTTTGTTTTTGAGTTACTGTTTGTATCCTGCAAGTATTATCAATGTGAGTAACTCCAGGTATTTCTTTTTTAACTTTAAACACATACGACATAAATGGAGTTTCTTTTTTTGTTTTTAAATCAAACCACTCTTTGGCATGCTCATGTAAAATTGTTCCTGCGGTTGGTCTAAACCATTCTCTATTTTTAAGAAGATTTATTTTTTCTTTGGCAAAAAAATCTCTTGGATCAAATAAAAAAGATCTGTTGCCTAAAGCTCTTTTCCCTAATTCATTTCTTCCTTGATAAATACCTACTATTAATTTTTCTGTTAATATTTTAGCAATATCTATTGGTTCTACGTTATACCCCTCATTTAAATTTAAATATGTGTAATTAGGTGTATCTCCTAAAAATAAATTATCTATTTTTTTATTTGTAAATTTATCTTTATTTGCGTACCACAAAGCTGCGCCCATTGACAAACCACTATCATCTGCAAAAGGATCTACATAAAGATTTGGACAAATATCTAATATTTTAGAATTTAAGACAGTGTTTTGAAAAGTGCCACCAGAAACACACAAATTTCTATTTTTATTTTTTACAACGTTTTTAACATATTTTAAAATTATATACTCCAAATCTTTTTGAATATAAAAACATCTTCTTATGTTAGGCATAAATATATAAAATGTATCAGCTATCGACTGAAAGTGATTTAACTTTTCTTTAAAAAATACAGGTTGATAGTTATCTGATTCTTTTAAGTAACAAGAAAAACCCATCACGGATCCAGGTTCTTTAAAAGAACATTTTGTTTGTACATCTTGATATGCTTTACCTAAACTTAAAGTATTGAGAAACACGTTTTTTGACTCTATTTTTTCATCACCACTAGTCATATAAAATTGAAAAATCTTTTTAAATTTATTTTTATTAAAATAAAACAATGACACTATTTCACTACTTTCATCATCGGTACTACCCGTTCCATCTGATACCAAAACATAAGACTTACTAAAACCAGAATTAAAGTAAGCACAACATGCATGAAAGAAATGATGATTGTTTTCTTTTATTGCTTCTTTATAGGTAATATCTAGACTGTCTAAATACTTTTTAAATATACCAAAATTAATATCTAAAGTTGCTGTTAAAAAAGCGTTAACAAAAATGACTTTATCAAAATTTTGATTTCTATATTTTTTTAATAAAATTTTCCAATTATTACTTTTTTTCTTTTTATCTATTCTTTCTGCTTCTTGAAAATAGACAATTTTATTATCTACAACCTCACATACAGAGGCATTATGCGAGTTATGTAACGCAAGAATTCTTCTCATTTATAGTGTAATTTCTATCTTCCTTTATATATAAAACTGTTATATATACCTTTATATGCTACAAAAGATAGGATTTCAACCAGGTATTAACAAACAAATTACACCTACAGGGGCTGAAGGGCAGTGGGTAGATTGTGATAATGTTAGATTTAGGTATGGATCACCAGAAAAAATAGGTGGTTGGAATCAATTAGGCACTTTAAATGAAAACGAATTGACTGGAGCAGGTAGAGGTTTACATCACTTTATTAACAGCTTATCTAGAAAATACGCTATTATAGGAACAAGTAAAATTTTGTACGCTTTTTCAGGTGGTGTGTTTTATGACATACACCCTATTAAATCTACAACAACGCTTTCAAATGCGTTCAGCACGACTAACGGATCAAATGTTGTTACGATAACATTTAGTGGCTCTCACAATATTAACGAAAACGATATTATATTATTAGATAATTTTAGTTCTATAACCAATTCTAATTATGGTGCATCTGATTTTGACGATAAAAAATTTATGGTAACAAGTGTGCCATCAACAACAACCATAACTATTACGATGCCATCAAACGAAACAGGTAGTGGAGCAACTACTTCGGGCGGTATTAGAGTTCAACATTATTATACAGTAGGACCAGCGGTTCAAGGAAAAGGTTTTGGTTGGGGATTAGGATCTTGGGGAGGTGAAGCAGCTGGAGCAATCACAACAACTTTAAATGGAGCTTTAGGCGACAATACAGCAGGAACGGGAGGATCAGGAACTTCTATTACGTTGACAAGCACTGCTAACTTTCCATCTTCGGGCACAAATTTTATTCAAGTTGGTAATGAAGAAATATCTTATACAGGAGTTTCTGGAAATAATTTAACAGGAATTACAAGAGCTGTAAGAAACTCTACAAGGTCTGCACACTCTGACGGCGCAACAGTAACCAACTCATCTGATTATGTTGCATGGGGTGAGGCTGCATCAGGAGATTTAGTGCTTGAACCTGGTATGTGGTCTATAGATAATTTTGGCGATAAAGCAATTTGTTTAATACACGACAACGCTGTATTTCAATGGGATTCATCTTTATCAAATGCGACAGACACTAGAGCAACAATTATATCTGGTGCGCCAACAGCATCACGTCACATGTTAGTCTCTACACCGGATAGACACTTAGTATTTTTTGGAACAGAAACAACGATAGGTGATACATCTACACAAGATTCCATGTTTATAAGATTTTCAGATCAAGAAGACATAAATACATACACACCTACAGCGACCAACACAGCTGGTACACAAAGACTAGCCGACGGATCACAAATTAGAGGAGCAATCAGAGGTAGAGATGCAATCTATGTTTGGACTGACACAGCATTATTTACACAACGTTTTGTCGGTCAACCATTTACGTTTGCGTTTGCACAAGTTGGAACTAACTGTGGACTCGTTGGACAAAATGCATGTGTAGAGGTAGA